CTTCTGTATCTGACATAGAACCACCAGTTCTAGTAGGTAGAGAACCTAATGCACCTTCTGGCATTGTCATTGGGTTTGTTTCTGGTTTTCCTAATGCACTAGCCAATCCCTCTGTTTCATTCAAGGTTTCTAATGCAGTTTCTAAAGGTATACCCATACTTATTAATGCTGAAACGGCTTCTCTTATTTCGTCTGAAACAGAACCACCCAAAGCATTTTCTAATGCCTTCATCTCTGTATCACTCATCGCACCCATTCCTGCCATTGTTCCTGCCATTGCTGAATTTTTTATTGCATCTAATTCTGCATTTGACATTGAACCTTTACCACTTTGAATTTCTCGCATTATCATTTCTTCACTTCGTGGTTGTATTCTCATTTTAGAAAGATTTGGGTCACCTTTAATAATAGATTCAATATTATCTTGTAGCATCATAGAATCCATACCCATATTTTCTTTTTCAGGTATTTTTTCTTCTCCCATTCTATCTAACATTTTCATTTCTGCGTCAGTTAATGCACCTTTTCCCTGCATCATTTCCATTCTTTTCATCATGTTTAAATATTCTTGTTTACTAGCCATTATAAAACTCCTTTATCGATTTGTTTAGCTAAGTTCTTTTCTCTTAATATTGCCAAGTCTGCTTCTAACTTTGCAAATTTGGCATTTATATCTGCCTGTGTTTTAGCCTGTTCCATAGCTAAATCTTGTTGAAATTCTGCATCTTTAATCTGCATATCTTGTTTCGCTTTTGCTGATTCTATCTCAAGGTCTTGTTTGGTCTTCATCTGTAACATTTGCGCTTCTAATTGTGCTAATTGTTGTGCAAATTGTAAAGGATTACCTTGTTGTTGTTGTTGACCTAGATTTGTAATAGCATCTATTTGTGCCATTTGAGGTGATTGTGCAACGACTTGTGATGCTCTTTGTGAAATCTGCATATCAAGTTCTGGCGATAAATCTTCAAATTTAAATTTAGGGTTTCTTATATCTGGTAGTGGTGCTAATTGCATACCGATAGCTGTTTGCATTCTTTGTCTATACAATAAGGCAATATGTTCTGCTATATGTGCAATTAATACTGGTTGTAAATTTCTTGCACCGGGATTTCCACCAAGCGATGGGTCTTGAATAAATTGCATATGAACTGCAATATGAGCATCGTGGTCTTGTTCTGGGAATGCTCTTATAGGTTTACCATACATAACAGACATATTTTCATCTACTGGGTCAATTCTAACGGCTTCTTCTGGTTCTTTTAAAACTTCGCCAATATTTGGTATTCTTAATGCCTCTAACATTCTTTTATGAGTATCGTACATATCATAAAGTTGTGGTGCTGATTGTGATAATTGTAAAACGCTCTGTGCTTGTGCAATTCTCTGTGCAGTACTGAAAACGTTAGGGTCTGAAACTGGTACAATATCAATCGTACTATCAAAATCAGTAGAGAATATTTTGGTTGTTACACCAGATATTGCAAATTCAAATTGTTCTGGTAAATATTTTGCATTAGATTTCGCTATTAATTTAAATTCTTGTCCTTGAGAATAATGTAGTCTTTTATGAATAGCACTAAATGCTTTACTACCTTGTTCTATAAGAGCAACAGTAGAGCCAACAGGTGCATTTGGATTTACATCACCAACATTTAAATCAGCAGTACTAGCAAATCTCTGTCCTGCTTGAACAATAGCATTCATTAAATTAAACAAAGTTCCTGATGGCTCTTTAAATGGTAATGGCATTATAGCCTTATTAACATCATCAACAGTAGCATCTAAATCAGCAAACTCACCGGGATTTACTTGTAAGTCTCCACCAGTAACTCTGCCTTTAAGTTTAAATCCGCCTTGCATATTACTGAAAGCCGCCGAATCTAATAATGCTCTTAGTGAACCAGTCGCCGCTTTTCCAAGACCTCCTATTAAATGAAATAGACCAAATCCATAGAAACCAGTACCCGGCAAAAATCTATATGAAATAAAATAGTTCTGTCTTGATTTCTTTTCGTCTTCTTGTTCCCAGTTTCTTCTTACTGATACAATCTTTTGTGAATCGTAGTCTATTGTTACAACATAAGGAAATGCCACCATATCTTGGTTTTCTTCATCATCTACAATACCATCAATACCATCAAAAGTTTCGTAAACGTGCATTTCTATAAGTGTTACTGTTTCGTTATGTGCTTCGTCTCCTTGAGAAACACCTTCTATTTCTTCGCCTATATTTCCTGCAGGGTCTATTTCACTACCCACATATTTGATAGGTAAATAATATCCGCCTTCAACATAACGATTATAGTCGTTTCTTGGCATTCTTATTATGTGTGAATATCTAATAGATGTAAGTAAATCTTTACTATCTGGTGCAACTATAAAATCTTCTGCTTTAACGAATTGAGAACATTGTCTATCTAAATTTGTATCAAAAAATACCTTCTTAAAAGCATGACCAATTAGTGGTAATTGAAACAACATTGTATCTAAATCTGGGAAATACTCTGGCATTTCTTGTGTTATCTGATAGTTCATGTAATCTTTAACACGTCTTGCTTGGTCTTCTAATTCCTCTGTAGGTTCACCAATAATAGTTGTTTTTACTGGTCCTCCAGATGGATATAATTCTGCAATAGCTTTTGCATTAAATTGAGTTGCCGCTTCAGCAATCATAGGGTGTACGACAGTACTTAAACCTCTTGTTGCTCTCTGTTCTTCTTCTTCTGAAAGACCACCATCTGGTTCTAATGTTTCTAAACCTTGTTTGTACCTATATTCCCATTCAGACCTAGCCTCTTTATCACTTTCAAAAGCTTCAAGTAAATTCTGTGCTTTTCTTGCTGAATCATTTTCATCTAGTTCTTCTGCTAGGTTTTGGTCGTGTTCATCTGTAATTTCTACAATGTCATCTAATGATGCATTACCGATTAAGACTTCATCGCCTATCTGCTCAACCTCTAATTCGTCTGCAGGAGCGCCTTCTTGGAAAGGTATTACATTCGGTTGTTTAGCCATATAAAGTTAACCTCTTCTGTTCTGCAAATTCATCATCTTCGTCGCTATCAGATGAATGTGTTATAAACCAACCTTTTCTCAATCTAAGCCATGCTTGAGTACATGTATCTACTATATCATCATTATCGCCTTGTGGAAAGGCTGAACATATATCTATTAAATTTTTTGCCCACTTCTTGTTTTTAGGATACCATATTCTACCATCTTCTAGCAAGGCAGAACTTGCATGTGCTCTTGCTTGTTTATCTCTATCTGGCGAATATTCCAATATTGGTATACCTGCCATTCTTAAATCTTGTATTAAACTTTGACCACTAGCTTTCTTTTCTATCAGGACAACATCAGGTTCATAATCTTCGTAAGCTTCTTGTGCTATTCTTCTTAAATCTGGATAACTTACTCTATCGTACCACATATCTACAACTATCGCATTGAAATACCCATTGTGTTTAAAGACACCCCAAGTTGTTCTTGCACTATATGAGCTGTTTTCTTTTGTACTATAGGCAGTATCATAAGACTGAATTAGGTATTCTATATCTGGTAAATCGTCGTATTCCCATTCAGTCCACCATTCAGCTTTAAGTATTCCACCACCTCTTGGCATTGGTCTTTGTTGTAATTGACCTGCAGAACCATAAGAACCAAGACTTTTTTCAAGATTTGCTATTGTTTTTTCGTCTATTCTATCTGGCCATAATAATTCGCCATGTTCTTGTCTTGGGTCTACAAACCCTAATGATGAACGAGTTATTGTAGGGTGGTCTGGTTCATATTTTGCTGGTAAACATAAATGGTCCCAATCTTGAAATTCATTTGCCAATATATGACCAGTTAAATCACTTTCATGTACTCTTTGCATAATTATAATAAATGCACCATTTTTTGGGTCATTAAGTCTGGTTTGCATTGCTTGGTCCCACCAATCTAATACACCTTGTCTAACAAGACCACTTTCTGCTTCTCTTACATTGTGTGGGTCGTCAATAACAATTATATCTCCACCCTCTCCAGTTAATGCACCATCAACAGATGTAGCAATTCGCATACCTGTTCTATCGTTTTCAAATCTTTGTTTCTGGTTTTGGTCTGATGTAAGTTTGAATGTATCGCCAAATGTAGTCTTGTACCATTGACTATCAATCAATCTTCTACACTTTACACTATCTCTAATACTAAGAGAACCTGCATAACTTGCATATAAAAATTTCTTTGTTGGGTCATTTGTCCATGTCCAAGCAGGTAAAGCTACTGAAACAGATATTGACTTCATATGTCTAGGTGGAACATTTATAATTAATCTTTTTACATCACCATTGGCAACAGCTTGTAAATGGTCTGCAATAGCATCTATATGCCAGTTATCATTATACTCACGATTAGGTTCTATTGTTCCCCATGCTTCCTTGATGAATAGTTTGAGCGACCTTCGCATTTTCTCCGCTCTCACTCTCGTCAACGAGTGCATATTTAAGTGTTCTTTCAAGATTGTTGAGGTCGTCATCAGTTAATCTGCTAATATCTAGCACCTTTCTATCTTCAATGTTGATGTCTTGTACTATTTCTTGTTTATCTGTTTGACCTAACATTTGTTTACCAAGCCAAATCGCCATTGTAGGATTATTCGTTTCTTCCATAATTTGTATTTGTCTTCGTCTTAAAGAAAGTTTACCAGTTGCTCTACCTTTCTCTATTGCCTTTCTAACATCTAATTCGTTTGTAAACTTATCTTCTAATGTCCTTAATGGTATATCAAAGTAAGCAGATATTTCTGGCATAGTGCAATTCAACCTTGAAAGTCTTTCTAATTCTTCAAGATTCAAATTAATCTTAGGTCTACCAACTTTATTTGTTGGCTTTTTCTTCTTTTTAACTGGTTTTATTTGTGTAATTTCATTCATCTTTTTTTTAATACCACGAAAATTAATTAAGTTTCAATCTTTTTAAGCTTCATTCCATAATTATTTACACCTTTTTTAGGTTTATAATCATCACGAAATATAAGTTTATTCTCTCGTTTAAATTTATTGTAATTCACATAATGATGATGTCTTCCATATCTCCATACAAGTTTAGTTACATCTGGGTGTAATCTCATTTGCATATTAGATTTAGGAATAGTGCCTTCTTCAGCATAGAATTCGTCTGTATTTCCACCTTTCAGCGTTTGTGTGTTGGCTTTCTCTTGAAGAAACACATTAAACTGTACAGTACACCAACCTTTCTTAAGTATTCGTAAAGACAAATCGGTATCTTCGTTATATCTTCCTCTCCATCTATCAGGTAAAGGTAAATCGTTTTTAATAAGGTTACATGAATATATTCTAGTATTTACTGTGAATGGTCCATATTGGTGTGCCCATTTATCAATAACAAAGAATGTATAATTTGGTCCTGCCATACCTATATTTTTATATCTAGTAACAAAATCTTCCATTACCTTGAAAGGTGTTCCATCTATACATTTTATTTCAAGATTATTTTGCCATCTTCTAAAACATTTAATGTTATCGTCCATTACCCAATGGTACTCATAACCTCTATCTATTGAATTTTGCCAAATAAAATTACGAGCGGCTCCGGGTCCCTTAGATTTTTTATCGCCTAAATCGTCACACGTATCATACTCGTCTTGGTATGTCTTATCTAACACGAGTATATTCTTTTTCGGTACAACCTTCGCATACTCCGAGTACTCTTGTTCTTCAACAACTACTGTGTAAGGAACTTTCATTTCTTCTAAGGCTTTGATGGTAAGTCTACTATCTGCTCTGCCCTTAGATGGTATATAAATGGGAAATCTATTT